AGTATGTTGGATTGATCTCCAACACCCTGTTGAACTCCCCGATGGCATCGTCGTACCGCTGCTGTGAGGCGACCACAATCCCAAGGTTCACCAGATCATCCGCCTCTGGCTTCATCCGCTTGAGCGCAGACCGGTAGTACCTCTCGGCTTCCTGAAACTGGCCCTTGATCTGACAGAGCCTGGCTTTCGCACGGTACGCAATCGGATCAGCCGGTGCCATCGCAATCGCCAGATTGCACAGGTCCATCGCCTCTTCGTACTTCTTCGCCTGAAACCGCTGCTCGATCTGCTTGATGATCTCTTTGTGGTTTTTCATATGATGGATGCCACCGCCATCCACTCCTTCCCAAACTCAACGTCGCACCAGTCCTTGAACCAAGGACCGCCCCTCGTGAAGTGAACCGCTATCGGGTCGGGCTCATCAGCCGGCGTGTACCACCCCTCGAGATAGTTGTACGACACCGGCAAGTGACCAATCACATCATCACTAAGCCACTCAAACCTGTGAAGATAACTCGGCGTTGCAACATTCACAATCTCTGGCGTTAGTCGCTTAACTTGTTCATGCTCACAGTTGATGAACATGAAGGAACTCCAGTTCTTGCGAGGGTAAAGATGCTGCGGTCGATGGTCCATTTTGATCGCTTCGGTCGGCCGGTAATCGTGCGGTACAACGAAGCACGCTTTTGTCCGGTCGGCGTAGTCAAGCAGTCCCGCGATGTCCCGCCGGAACAGAAAATCGCAGTCGCAAAACAAGGCCCAGCCGGTATACCCCGCGAGGTATGGAGTCAGAAACCGCGTAATGCTGAACTCCGTAGACGCCATCGCATCGACGCCACGCCAATAGATACCCTTCTCGCGCAGCTCGTTCTGCTTTATCGGAACGATGTCTAAGGGAATCGAACTCGTCAGCTTCAGCGACTGCTCGCATACTTGATACGCCACATCCTCGCGGCTGTCGTACCCGATAAATACTTTAAGCATTTAAGAAAGCCTCTTTACGCGCCGGCCCCTTGTAGTGCAGCACCTTCGGCACTTGATCCGGTAACCGCCTGTCGGGCAGGCAGGCATACTCGCTCTCCTCGATCTCGCCCGCCAACTCCGGCAGTAACATGTGCGAGTACACCTTCAGCGCCTCTTGATCCCCGTACCACTTTCGTAGCGGCTCGTCCATGAACCCCATCAGAATCGCCATGCACTTCCACGCATGGTAGTTACTGGTAATCGTCATGCACCCAAGGTACGGGTACAACGTACCGAGCGGGATGCCGTGGTACTTTTTGAATGCACCGTCCCGCTGCTCCCCATTGAACCCCGCCTCGCGATCAAACGAGCGGCGGCAGAACACCACCTCGCGCTCGCCCAACACCGCAGCCGGGGAGAACGGAAGTACGAACAGCATGTCCGTGTCGATGTACGCGGCAGGCTGCGTAATCTTCGCATCCGCAAATGCCCGCGTCCGCCAGTACATGATCTGCTCGTAGTTACCCTGCGAGTACTTGTAATCGTCAACGCCAGGAACCTGCGGAGTAGCATCGTCCGTGCACATCGTGACCTGCGAGTCCGGCATCACCGCCTTCAGCGACTGTACCATCTTCGTCGGGAACGTAATGTCAGCACCAACGTGGAAGAATACAAAGCGACTCACTGCTCACCCTCCAGCGGATCTTTCACAACAACAATCGACGACTCCGCAGAATGCGTGCCGTACTTCACCAGTAACTCCGCAGCCCTCTCGAGAGTCTGCTTGCGTACCAATACCGCCAGCTTGCACAAGATCTGCGGGTGAGTCTTCGGGGTCAGCGGTCCAGACTGGTCGTACTCTTCAGCGACCTTCTCAACAAACGCCCAGTTGAAAATGTCCAGCTCTCCAGTCGGGCCAATCTTGCACCACACCTTGTCCTTGTCCTCAACCTCGATCTTCTCCATGTAATCAAACTCGCTCATTTCACATCCTTCCGTATGACCAACATTTGTGGGTAGTAACTAAACTCTTTGACCGGCCCTCGCGCATCAACCACACGCATCAGCGTGTCCACCAAGTCCAAGATGCTGCGCCGGTCGTTCACTGCGTTCGGATCAAAGTGGCTGCGGAACTGTTCAGTGTACGCCTTATTATAGGTACACCGCAGATCCTCAATTACGTAGTACCCGCCGGGTCTCACCCAGTCCCAGCAGTTCTCAAACATCGCAACGATCTGCTCCGAAATGTGCGAAGCATCGTCAATGAAAATGTCAAAGCAAAAGTCCGGCGCTTCCATCTTCGCTGGGTCGTCAATCACAATGTTCACGTTATGCAAGTTCTCGCATAACCCAGCGCACTCCGGGCGGATGTCGTAGCCGTAGATCGTAGAGCCTGGAAGGTAATTCGCGAATGCCCGCAGGCTCGCACCGCAAGCAACCCCGGCTTCGGCAATCATAAAGTCACAGTCCGCTCGAGGAAGATCCTCTGCGCGAATCAGCCGGTCAATAAGGCGCTCGTACACATCAGTGTACCGATGCTTGATCGTGCCCTTGTCGCTGCCGTATAGATCGCACAACCCGGTCAGCGTCATCTCCCGTAGGTTCACCTCGCCCGTGTTCGGCAAGCACTCCTCCGGCTTGACGGTATCCAGATACCGACGAACGCCGCCCCTCGACATCGGATCAATCATGCTTCCTCCTGCGCGTGAAATACATGAACGCCATCCCAGCGACCACGCCGGCAGAGAACTGCCACGGCAGAACAATCACTAGCCAGATCGCAATCCCAATCGGGATCGCAACCAACAAAAACATCACAAACAACACAAACACAATGCCACGAAACGTCGGCGGCGCTGCTCCCATTGCTGGCATGCTCATACCCTCATAGTTTTATCAACAAACCCTGCCCTGTCGGCAGCTCCAAAATTCTCTCTGGCTTGTCTTCAAGAAACCTCTGGTGCGCAAGACCCGACTCTCGGTATCGCGAGAACCCGTAGTCGTCGAACACCAAGATGGCACCCCTCGGCATGCGCTCGTAAACCTCGGGCATGACATGAGCCTCAGCCTCGTGCCCGTTCAGATCGATGTGCGCGAAACAAATCTCATCCGGCAGTTGCCTCGGGACCGTTTCAAGAACGCTGCCCTGCACAACCACCGGGCGGTACTTTCGCATCCGCTCTTCAACCTTCGCCGCCAGATGCGGCCCGTGCAAATGCTTCTTGTGATCCCCCTCCGGGGCATCGAAGTAATCATACAAGTACAGGTTCTTTGCCAGAATCAGAGACTCGTTGTAGTTACAGAATACCGCCGTGCTCTTCGCCTCATAGCACCCGATGTCTACAACGTCGCCCTCGATGTGCGCTGCCTGAGAAAGCGCCCAGCACAGGTTGTGAATTCGCCAGGCTCTTGCGCGTAGCACGACGTCATCCTCAAACTCTTGCATCGCTTCAACGAACTTCGGGTCGCGCATCCAGAACAGGCTGCGGAACCAAATGAAAATGTCATCGTGAACCGTGAACGGGACACCGCCCTTTTGCATCAGCTGGCCCATCTTAGAGACCGCAGCAAAAAAATCTTTGCGGTCATCGTCGCTCTGGAATATCTGCGCGTAGTCTTTGTTCGCAAACATAAAGACCGGGGCAACGTAATCGCTATTCATTCGCCCCTCGCACGGATGGCGTCGGCGCAAACTCCTACAGCCCTCGCCTCGCGTGGATGCCATTGCGTCAGTTTTTCAACTTCCGAATCGCACACCTTCGCACACGCCTCGCGCTCGGCTGCGGCAACGAGGGCGGCGAAGCGTTCAAGCGCAAAAATGTTTGGGAAGTCATAATCATGCTCGCTACTAGCCTCTCGCGCCAGTCGGATGATGTCTTCGCTAATCATGGTTCCTGCACCCATCGCGCATCTTGCGCTCTCAGTTGTTTGACTTCCGCTTCTAGTTCCTCGATGCGACGGACGTACCATCTAATCCGCTCGCGCATTTCACGAATCTCTTGCCGATATTCCGTCTCAGTATGACTTCTTGCGTCCCACTCCCGCTGCCACGCCCCCGGCGGGCTTTCTCTGTCGATTTGCATGTCTCGTTCTCCTGTACCTGTAGATTCGTACCGTCTTGCCAGTGTCACTACAAAATGAATTCATCCAAACGTTTTTCGAGTCCCGCTCCATCACCGACTCGCAGTGCGAGCAGTAGTACTTCATGTCTTATCGCACCCATTGATTCGCTCGCCAATCCAGCGCATGCAGGGTACCGCCATCGAATTCCCAAGCGCCTTGTATCGAGGGCCGTCTGGCGCTTCAGGCTTCTTGCGCCACGGGATGTTCGTGTAGTTGTCTGGGAAGCCTTGCAGGCGCTCGCACTCCACGGGCGTGAGGCGGCGGACTCTCGAGGGCTGCGCCACTACATCCGTCGAGCGAATGTCCCCCAGATCAAACGTGTTCAACGTGTTGCTCACTTCGTCCTCGACCCATGTCTCGTGGTCGTGAATCGACTGCGCCCGGCGGCTTTTGCGGTAGTGAATAGGCTGGGCAATCATGTTGCATGTCTCCCAGTCCTGGCGCTTCATTTCTTCCGTTGTAATACAGCGCGCAATGCCGTCGCCAGTGCTTCCGGTAGTGTCTTCCCACGCCTCTCTGCTCGGCGGAGTATCCCGGCGCACGCTTTCGGACTCAAAAAGAACCTTTGCGGGATGCTTCCAGTCTCCAGCGTATGCAACAACGAAGACACGGCGGCGTCTTTGGGCCACTCCGAAAAATTGTGCGTCCAAGACTCGGTAGGCCCACCCATACCCGAGTTCCCCCAGCGCCCCGAGGAGGGTGCCAAAATCCCGTCCTCCGTTCGATGACAGGACGCCGGGGACATTTTCCCAAACAACCCATCGAGGCCGGTAACGCTGAGCGATTGCAAGGTAAGTGAGCATGAGGTTTCCTCGAGGGTCTTCGAGGCCCTTGCGGAGACCCGCGACGGAGAAGGATTGGCATGGAGTTCCTCCGACAAGAAGGTCAACTGATTCAAGATTCCACTCCTCAAATTTGGTCATGTCGCCAAGGTTCGGCACATGAGGGTAGTGATGCGCCAGCACCGCAGACGGGAAAGGCTCAATGTCGCTGAACGCAACCGGCGTCCAGCCCATGTGATGCCAAGCGACCGTTGCCGCTTCGATGCCAGAACACACCGACAAGTACTTCATGTCGCAATCACCCACCCGCACAGCATCCCAATAAAAAACACCACCACGCACACCACAATCTCACCCACCAGCGCCTCGCGCTGGCGTATCTCAAACTCCTCGCTCATGCGATCCATCTTGTCTTCCAGCTTCCGAATCTGCGCCCGCAGCCGGTCTTGTGAGTACTCCATGTTCACCAGTAAAACCCTCCCGTGCGTCGGCGCGAACACGCCCAGTTCGGCGGCGGTACATGACGCCAGTCAAGTCTCGCCTTGTGTTTCAGTCTTCGTACCAATCGGTTCAACCAGTTCATTTGGATCAGTCCTAGATAATTCATTTTCGAGTGAGCGTATCTCTCTTTGCTTCTCGCGGATCAACTCCCAGATACGTTCGACTTTCCGTTGCCTTGGGCTTCCATCGCCCAACCGTCCATCGTCCGGTGCTCCGTCCCTCTTCGATTCCATCGCATAACTCTCGTATCAGTTTGCGAGCGTGTAACAATCGCATCCGCTCGCTCTTGCGCTCCATCCATCGCAGCACCTCCTCCACGCGAGGCGCTCGCGTCGTGCTCAAGCGCATGAAGTGACACCGCCCACGGTGCTCGGTGTGACATCGAGGACAGACCACCAACTTCTTCGGCGCCAGCCCCCAACGCTCGCGAAAGTCGTTCATTCGTACGACAACTCCCACTGCCTCGCCTGCTCGTCATCGTGCGCGTTCATATCCCGCGTGAATCGCACCGCATCCTCGATCTGAATCAGCGCGTCAATCGACTTCCCACCCACGTTCCAAATCTTCATCTGATCAAGCGGAATGTCGCGGCACTTCCAGTCATACACCGTCGCCACCACATCCCCCTCTTCAGTGTCAAACAACACCACCCACTCCGCCCGCGTGTTGTCATCCGCTGCCGTCAGCGGCTTACCAAACGTTTGGCGCAGCTCCTCGTAAGTCGCCTCCACCAAACCCACAAAGTGAGTGCCGTTCGCTACCCGAAAATTATTCATCACCTGGTACATTGCTCTCTCCTAAAAGTAAGCAGATAAATTCACCAGTCCCAACCAATGATACCCAACCGGCTTGAGTAGTCAATCCCAATTTGGGATCACCTACTGCGGTGTCAGTTGCAAGCACCGCTGCGAAATCATCAGCGCCGTCTTCCCGCCCGCTCGCGGGTACACCAGAAAATGCTGGCTGAAGGTGTTGCTCAATAACACAGAAGCATTCGCGACCCCCTTCTCAATGCCCTCAAAATCGTCCAGCACAATCAGCGCGTCGGGGTTCAACTTCTTCATCAACCCCGCATCCTCGCGGCTCAAGCGCCCGTCGATGTAAAACATGTCCACACCGACGGCTGCGGAGTACAACTCCTCAAACATCTGCGTCGAGGTCGTCTTCGGGTGCTGGACTACCTTCGCCCCGTATACCGGCCCGATCTGAATGGCGTTCGATGAGTCGCACGTATAAATCGTCAAGTGATCCTCGCCACGAGACAGGTTCCCCGCAGCCATTGCTCGCGTGCTCCGCCCGATATACGTCCCCACCTCCGCAATAACCGAGGGCTCGAAATACTCCACGATTGCCCGCAGCTCCGCCGCATCCTGCGAATTGATCGACCCCGTGCGGTACTCCGCCTGCTCGACCAACTTGCCCTCGCTCGCGCCAGAGTAGTAAGTCCGAATACCCTCCGGTGCAATCGCTGCCCAGACTGCCGGTGAAAGTGTCATCCGGTTCATGCGTAACGAGTTCATTCGTCATCCTCCATCTCAAAGTTAGTTGACTCGCACTGCGGGCATACATGACCCTCAAAAGTCGTGATCCACTCGCCCCCAATCCCGTAGTCCGCGTACTCCCTTTCATCGATATACAGCGGCTCTTGAAACCTGGCATCGCACTTCTTACACACGTACGTTGCCGGCCCGAATAGGCGGCGTCTCAAGTCGTCTTGCAGTTGTCTCATTGGAGTACCCTCTCTGCGCGTCGCTTGGCGTTGATCTTCGCTGCCCGAATGTCGTCCACATGCATGCCCTCTGCCAGCTCCATCGCGAGCGCAATCGCTCGCTCCGCATGCGCGTCTGACGGTGCCGTGATGGCTAGGAACAGCGCGAGGGTCAGTGCCTCGCGAGGGGTTTTGGGTTGTCTCATGGCTGCTCCCCCGTTGCCTTGGCAATCACGGCCAGAATCTCACGCTCCACGCGGTTCGCGTCCGTGCCGTCCGCGTCCGGGTTGTTGAGCAGCGCCAGCACCTCGTGCAGGGCATCCAACATCTGCGGGGCTGCGGCGATAAGACGGGCGTTCGCAGCATCCTCGGCATCGTTCCAGCCGAGAGTCACGCTGCAGATCGAGTACAGCGTCGTACCGCCCTGCTCCAACCGCGTGCGGCCCGTGTCCGCAAACACGCTGCCCTCGCCGTTGCCCGCGCCGATGTGCCACGGGCCTTTTGTATGCTTGCTCATTTTGTCACCTCGCTAACCAAGTTAATGTTGTAGATGCTTTTGATCAGTCTCACCCAGCATTCGCGGGTGGATTCATCGAACGTCTTCCACATTTCGTCCGCGAACAAATGCAGCACGATCAGAACCTCGCAGTCTTCCTCCCACCACTGCGGCTTCGGTGCGTAGGCTTTGATCTTGCGCGTCCACGCCGGCATCTCCGCAGCCCGTTCTGGAGAAATCCAGCACCCACCGTGCGAGACAGTCTGTACGCGGTAGATGCCATCGGCCCACCGCTCGACGTATTCAATCGGCCCCCATGGTGAATCATCGTTCACGCGGGGCGGGTTCGGATTCAGTTCGTTCGGGTTCATGGTTCGTGTGCTCCGGTTCAGTGTTCAGTGTTCAATCGACGGAGGGAGTGTTGCACAAGCGGGTTGCGCATGTCAACACCCCCTTGCCGGTGGGGTTATGCGGCGGGTGCCTCTGTCCCGGTGAGTGCGCTACTCAATACTTTTCGACGCTCCAACTGCGATTCCAGGCTCGCGATCTTCTCGAGCAAACGCTCGATTTCGGCTTGCTTGATCCGCACTAGCGCGTCCTTCTGCGCGAGCGGGTCGCGGCTGTCTTCCGTCGCGTAGTACTTGTCGCCCACTTTCGTGGCCTTCCCCACCCCCACAAACCGTTGCAGCGACAGACGGGCGGCACTCCGATCACCCCTCACCTGCGCCCCGAAAAGCTCACGCGCACGGTCATGGATCTGCGCGACCGTTGCCGGCTCGTCAAATGAGACCAATGCGTCCAAGTAGATCGACTTTGCTGTCATATACATATCCTCGCTAAGTGTTGCACAGTGAGCACTCTTACTTGTGCTCGATGAGGGTTTTACATGCGATACATTGTCTCGTCAACTTGTTTTTAGTGCGCAAGATACAACCTCACGGTGCGCGAATAACTTGTGCGGCGTGCAAAAATAACTTGTGTTGCGCCGTCGAATAACTTGTGCTGCGTGCGGATTTTAGCGATAGCACCGCGTGTATGTAACTTGTGCACAAAAACAATTGTCACAGCGGATCTAATAAATTTTAGCAGTCCATGTAACCATTGTTCCCGCAGCCGGTTGGATTAATTTTGGGATTAGTTTTAGTAAATTTTAAAACCAAATACCGAGCGTAAGTGGTTGATATCAAAGCCGGTTTTGCTTTCAGAGGGTATTTTTTTTCAAATTTTAAAAAAACTAGGGGAAAAGAGGGGGAGGGAGGGTACAGAGGGAAACGGATAGAAAAATAAAATAAGTATATAAAAAAATATAATATATACTACCTTGGGCCCTTTGAAATCAATAGGTTACGGGCGGTTCCTAAACTTCGATGTAAGAGTGGGGTATAAAATTAAGGGTTCGGGCGGTTTTTGGGTATCCTAGCGGCTTGTGCACGCCCCTCCGGCTGCTGTAATTTAGGGGGCGTCGGCAGGCTATATAGCGGAGGCTGCGCAAACGTGAGCGAGAAGGCATTACAGGCGGGCAAGGCGGATACCCTTGGGGTGGGTAGCGGGTCTGGTAAGAGCCGCTATAAAGGCTCTACAGAGAAGCCTGGAAGTGATGTAGTGATGCAAAACACTAAGGCTGTATCTCCAATAAATAACAATCGCAAACATCCAGATCCCACACTCGCTGCGACTATCGCCACCATGTCGTTTTCCGGGTTCACCATGGCGCAGGTGTGTAGTTCGCTGCGAATTTCGGAGTCCACGGTGCGCGAGTACTACGACTACGAGTTCAAAAACGGCCAGTCGAATATGGTCAACGACATCGCGCAATCCCTCGCGCAACGCGCTAAAGCTGGCTCCGATACGGCGGCGATTTTCCTGCTGAAAACACGCGGAGCCGGCAAGTTTACGGAACGTAACGGGGTAGAATTGACCGGCAAGGACGGCGGGCCGATTGAAATCGCGCAGCGCACCGAAATATTGCAAACCGTGAATGGGCTGCTATCGAAGGGGATCACAATCGACGCGGAAGTGGAGCCGCTGGATTGACGCAAAAAAAAGGGGCGCATAGCGCCCCAAAGGGTTGCACACTGAAACTGTTATGCTGCCATCTGCACGACGAATCCAGACCGATCGCGCCGTGCACGTCCCTTTGCCTTTAGTCCGACTACCACGTTGGAGTCGTCTAAGAATCGCAAGTCTGATTCGTCGCCGTTGATCACGCGACGGCCTAAAAACGTTTCGGGCAATCCACCGTAGAACACGGCCGCGAAATTGACGGCCGACCCGTAGTTTTTTAATGCCTTGACAATGATCGGCGCAAACTCTGGACGGTGCGAGTAGGAAAATGTAACGCGATAGTTTGGAATGCGCGTGATCTTGCGGGTCGGGATTTTGGTGTAATCGTAAAACTGAATTTCGGGGAATGCGGCAAAAATGTTCGGGTATTCGATGCCCGCGCGTTTGCATGGGATATTCTCAAATGCGATGTCGCTAGTGCCATTCGGGCGCACTACGGGAGTCAAACCCGCACGCGCTGCGCGTTTTTTGAAATTCTCAATTTCACGCACCATGCGTGCCATAAATGCGTCGCGTGACTCATGAAACAATTGCGTACGCTCAAGCCGTGCTCGCTGGATTGCGTTATCGGGCAAGGTGTCACCATTTGGGGCGCGAAACGTCGCGTTACCCTTTGCCATGCCGCCACGGCCGGCCGTTTTCAAGCATCCTTCTTTGCAGCCGGCAAGATCCGCCAGCGCGCAGATATTGACGCCGGCAAGATCATACGGCGCAAGATACATGACCGCCGTCATGTATCCCTGCGCGTTACCCTTTACGGTTTTCGGGTCGTTTTCGATTGTGAAAAGTTTCATGCTGCAACCCTCGCGCGAGCGCCAACGATGCGCGAGCATTCGCGCAGGATTTTATGAATGGTTGGGTCGGTCGGCGGATAGTCCGCCATCGAATAGCCTAGGATGGCCAGCGACTCGCGAGCCAGCGAAACATGGTCGCGGTGCAAGCACGAAATCTGCCGCGCCACGTTAGTGACGGCCGTTACAGTGTGTAGGCTTTTTGTGAGTGTCATGAGTGCTATTTCCTCGTTCAGATTTTTTTAAAGTTTTGCCGCTAGTGATTCCAGATCGGAAATCACGCTCTGACGGAGAGAATAATCTGGAATGACGGAATAAACGCTCTCCGTTTCATTGTGATCGTAGGCGCGCATGATCGCGCGTTGTGTGAGATCGCAAGGGCCGCTCGTCACGTAATCAAGTCCGCGATCTATATCAACAAATATCACGCGCTCGCCGATACGTTTCGCGGCGATGCGTTGACCCTTTGCGGTATATCCGCGTCCGGTGTTAAAACTGATCGTTTGCATGTGTGCTATCTCCGTGTGTGTTGTTTTCTCGCCGGCCCCAATGACAGCGCAATCCGCTTGTGCTTGTCAAGTGTTTTATTTACTGCGCAACCACCACGCGGACAGACTGCCCTCCAGTATTGACAACGCACGCGCAAGTAATAACCGCGCACACGCGCCAGGTATAACCGCGCATACGCACGCATACGCGCACGTACACGCGCACGTATACGCGCACGCGCACGCATGCGCGGTCTAATCGCGCAAATGACTCCGGGGCCCCTATAAATCGCGCACGCGCACGCGCGAAAAACGCGCACGGGGGGCCCACGTTTCGTGGGGGCGGGGTGACGGGTCCCATCTACACAATTCACAATTCCCACCCACCACCACTTTTACTTGCACTACCCCCTTGCGCACAATTACTCTAGGGTCCCATGTGGTATGCTGAGTACACTATGAAAAAGCCCGGACTGTACGAGAACATTCACGCGAAGCGCGAGCGCATTAAAGCCGGGTCCCCGGAGCGCATGAGAAAGCCAGGGACCCCTGGAGCGCCGACTGCGAAGGCATTCCGTGACTCAGCTAAAACTGCCAAGCGCAAGTAGCCAGGCACCGGGGACCCCTACCCCGGCTGCGATTGACTTTAACGATCCTCTGATCAAGGAGCTGAACAAGCTCCCGACGGATGATTTGATTGCGTACGAGAACCGGCTGAAGTGGGTGAATCAGAGGCATAAGCACCAGAAGCCCCCGAAGGGGGATTGGACAGTCTGGCTCTTGCTGGCGGGACGCGGAGCGGGTAAGACTCGAGCCGCAGCCGAATGGGTGTGGTGGCAGGCTTACAAGGCGCCGGATACGCGCTGGTTGGTGTGTGCACCGACCTCAGCGGACATTCGCGATACGTGTTTTGAGGGTGATTCGGGCTTGATGCAGGTGATGCCTGAGCGTGTTGTTCAAGAGTACAACAGGTCGCTATCGGAAATTATTCTGAAGAATGGTTCGCTAATCAAAGGCATTTCAGCGGAGACGCCTGATCGGCTGCGTGGTGGGCAATGGCACGGTTGTTGGACTGACGAGCTGGCTGCGTGGCAGTACGATCAAGAGGCGTGGGACATGATTATGTTTGCGCTTCGATTGGGGAAACACCCGAGGATTGTAGCGACGACGACGCCGAAGCCGAAGGCATTGATTCGTGACTTGATTGCGCGTGATGGTGCGGATGTACACGTAACGCGGGCGAGCACGTACGAGAACATTGCGAATTTGGCTCCGACTTTCCAGCAGCAGCTGTTGAAATTTGAGGGCACGACGCTTGGAAGGCAGGAAATTTACGCAGAGGTTTTAAACCCTGAGGAGCAGGGGATTATCAAGCGCAATTGGGTGAAGCTCTGGCCGGCGAAGAAGCCGCTGCCGTCGCTTGAGCACATTGTGATGAGCTTAGATACGGCATTTACGGAGCAGACGAGGGACAAAAAGACGTCCGATTCGGACCCGAGTGCGTGTGTAGTGTTGGGATTGTTCTACGAGAACGAGAAACCGAACATTATTTTGCTGGATTGTTGGGAAGACCGGCTGGGGATGCCGGAATTGATCAAGAAAGTGAAGCGGGAGATGGAGGTTTATTACGGGGAGGACGATCAGAAGCCGATTATTCGTCCAAAGTACGGTCCTTCTCGGATGTTAAACACGGGCAGGAAGCCTGACACGATAGTGATTGAGGACAAGGGCAGCGGAATTTCGCTCCGGCAGATGCTTTCTAGGGAGGGGATTCTGGCGCATGCGTATAACCCTGGGAAGGCATCGAAGCTGACCCGATTGCACATGGTGAGTCACTTGTTTGCGGGCGGGATGGTGTGGTTTGTGGAGAGTGAGAAGCGTGCGGGGAGTGTGAGATCGTGGGCGGAGCCGTTGTTGTACCAGTTGTGTTCGTTTTCTGGTGAGGGGACGATCAAGCACGATGACTTGATGGACGCTTGCACGCAGGGATTACGTTTTCTGGCTGATAGGGATATGATAAGCGTGAGTAAACCTAAGC